CGGCCGCCGCCAAAATAACCGCCCCAGCGGAGTTTTTTACTAAGCTCTGGATATTTGGCTAGCTGAGCCTTCTTGGCCGCTTGGGCGTATCGTTCATAAATTTCAAAAGTCTTTGGGTCTTGGTAATTTCCAACCTTCTTCCCGTTCTCATCATAGAGCTGGATATCTTCAGCCATGCCGCGCCCATGGAAACGAGGGTCTCCCTTCCTAAAGCCAGATTGCACCTCGGCGTGCCATCCAGGCGGTAGCGATGGCGTCGCCCTGTCGAGAATGTCACGCAGCCTTGGGTCGACATGGCCAATATCGACGGAATGCCCAGCCTGGGTAGGAATGTGCGTCACGTTCCCGTCTTTATCAACGATTGGCGTGACGCCGGCACTGCCCTCGCCGCCTAGGTACCTTCTATAAGCCCCAGAACTATAGGTTGACCAGTTGCTATAGCCGCCCTTCCCCCGGAGTATGGAGAGCGCGGCCCTGGCGTTGGTGGCTGGGTCTTTCAATTCCTCGGCGCTCTTTATGCCGAATTGCCTAAGCCTTTCCGGCCCCAAGGCGCCCTTCATATTGATTTGCCAGAGGCCGTAAGAATTGTCTGCGCCTCTCATATTGGTGATGTTAGGGTTGCCGCCGGATTCCGGCTGTGAAATCGCAGCCAGGGTATGTGCTTCCTCGTCTGTAGCGCCCTGACTTTTAAGTAGGTCATACGCCTTTCTAACGTTGTACTCGCCCTTCCCAGCCTGACCGCCAGGAGAGCCACCGCCGCCACCACCGCCAGGAGAGCCACCGCCGGCCGCCCAGCCCGACCTTCCGCCGCCGCCGGCCCCCGCGCCGCCGGGAGTCGTCAAGCCTAGGCCGCCGGCCGCCCCTGTGCCTCCAATGCCCCCGCCGCCGCCCACAAGGCCGGCACCGTGAGATGGGTCACTGAACCATTGATAAAAAGCAGCAAGGACGCCTTCCTTTGCTCCCGTCGAGACGCTCTTGGAAACCGCCTCCTTGTCGCGTACTTCCGTGCCTAGCCCTCCTGGCGTCCCGCGCGCCATGAGGCGACGATGCCCTGCGCCAGGACCAGAGCGCGGATCTGTGGCTGCGTGAGCCTCGCCGCCTAGATCGAGACCTGACCACCATTTCTTGAAATTTTCCCATGTGACCTGGCCAGCGGATCGGCCGCCGGTATAATGAGCACCATAGCCAGTTCCCTCGACGTCCTCGTCATGGGTTAGGCTGCGGATCCCATAAGCGCCGAGCCCTACACCAAGACCTGCCGCACCAAGCCCTAGGGCGCCAAGAGTACCGATACCTCCTACCTCCGCCGCAACTGGAGCAGCCGCGGCGGCCGCCGCCGCACGCCCACCGAAGATGCTCTTCAGGACAATAAGCCCTGCAGTCATTTGCACGACCGAGCTGGAAATGCTGGCAAAGCTGCCGGCGATCAGGGCGATGTAGGGGTGTTGCTTCGCAAACTCTGCGGTCCATTTAGCGGCGTCAGCCAGAGCCGGAGCAAACTTTGCTTCGATGGCGTCTGACGCCCCGTTGATCGCTTCCTTCAGATCGAACCAACTTTGGTTCATTTCGGCCAGATCGGACTCGCTCTGCGAGGTTAAGTTGCCAAGATTCTTTTGGACACGGGCGAATATCTCGTCGCTCTCTCGCCCCATGGTCTGCGGCATATCCAAGAGGCGCGCATACAGCGCCTGCTCTTCGCCTTTCGTAGCGGCAAGTTTTTGCCGGATGGCCTCAAGTGCGTGCGCTACATCCATGCTGGCAAGTGACCGAACAAAATCTTGAACGGCCTTCGGTTGGTTCAGCAACTCAGGGTTGGTAAGGAAAAATCCCTTGCCCTTTTTTTGCTGATTCATATTTTCAGCTAATCTTTTTATGGCCGCGTCGGTCTGGTCGACGCTGATCCCGACGCGTTTTCCGGCTTCCTCGTATTCGCGGAGCTTCTGGGTTGCGAGGCCAGTCTCTGTCTTTAGGAACTCAAGATTTGTGGCGTGCTCGCCTAGGCCCTTGAGAGCCGCTGCAAAGCTGCCGAGAGACCTGGTCGCGATAATGGTCGAGAGGCCTAGGCCCTCGATCGCGGGGGTGAGAAGCTTCTTTACGTTCTCGCTCGTCACCTTCGATTGAGCAGCGAGTTCGCGGTAGGATTTCCAGTGATCGTCAACAGCGCGCTTGCCGCGTTGTGACGTGGTTTGCTCAAGGGAGGAAAAGGCTTTAAGTTGACGGGTCAGATCAGCGAGAGGCTTCGAGAATTGGTCGACGACGCTCGCGGCAAGATTCAGTGTGTCGCTCTGACTTGCCATCACTCGCCCTCAATCTCTTTCATCCGGCGGTTGATCGCCTTGCATAGGCGCTCGATCTCATACGGTGATTTGTCGAGAAATTCATATGGGGAACACTTGAACAGCATCGCCAGGTCGATGCACGTCCCCGTCAAGTCCCCACTGGCGGAAGAAAAAAATGGGCAAGCTTCCAACCGCACGCGACCAGATCTTGCGGCATCATCTTCTCAATGGAGCCGCTCGGAATATTGGCGAGGCGGGCGACCATGGCTTGCACGACAGGCATGTTGAAACGGATGAGGGGAGGGTCGGTCATTGGATAAAAATCGACCGGGTTGCCGACACGCATTCCATCACCAGCAGTTGGCATGCGCATTTTGATGACCGACACTTCGTCGCCGTAGGCATTGATTGGCTTCGACAGTTTGACATAGATGTGATCAGGATCTTCGATCGGCTCCTCGGTAGGCTCAGTATTCGGCTCATCACTCATCTTAGGTTATTTCCTGCAACGTGATCCCTTGGAAAAGAACGGCGACCTTGCCGTCGTGCGCATCGATGACGTGTCCTGATTCACACCATCCGTTCGTCAGCACATAGCTGTTGCCGTTGGCGAGATCGATCTGGATGGTCGACTGTGTGATGTTTTCGAGCTGCACGAGCGACAAATTATTGCCGATGGAAATCTCGCCTTTGATCTCCGGTACGATAGGCACTTCGATGTAGCCGTGGACGCCGTCCATGCCCGCGACGCCCGTGCGCTTCACGACCATACCGGTAACCATGAAAGCGCCGCGCGCCTCGTATTGGTTGCCGTCCACCCTGAACGAAAGCGTGCCCCCTATGCGATTAACGTTACTCGTCGCCATTTAGATTACTCCTGTGAGATGCCAAAAACATACGACGAGGCTTACTGACCGATCGACGTACTCGAACCGGTTACGTTCTGCTGATAAAGGAGTCGGAACTGGGCAAGTAGACTGAAGATTCTAAGCGCTCCAGCTAGTTGCGGCGGCCAGAGCACATTCACCCGATTCGGATTGGTTGTGTCGATCTGGACTACAAGATTGTTCGTGAAATCCGTGATGTCGGAAACCAACCCGAGATACATCATGGTGACGAATCTCGCGATGAGCTCTCCCATGATAGTTTTAGGAGTTACGATCGCCTGCCCAGGACCATATGCGGTTCCATCAGGGACCAATTTCACGCGCGCAAACTTGTTCGTTACCGTGGATTTCAAATCGCTTAACAGGAAGGCCAGCGTTGCAAGCACGGTCAGCAAGCCGAACGCGGTGTCTCCCTGCCCGAAGCTGTTGAGCTGATATTGAGTTGTCTCACGCAGGATCATCGGATTGCCATCCGGCGCGACTGCCTGGATCGCAAACCCTGAATTGGTCAGGTTGTTGAGCTGCGCTTGTGAATAGCGAAATGCTAGTGCCGCCGGAAGAACGCCGAGCATTTCCAGAGTTTGAAGCGGACGAGCCGGGTCATCCTGGAAGGCGTTCGACGCGAGCCCGCAATAAGCCGCAGCCCATTCCCAGGTCGGCGAGGCCGCCTGTTGCTCGATGGCCATTGACGAAATGACCGGCTGGTTGGTGCTGAGTCCGCGAGTGATCGAGTCCGCATAGTCATTGCGGTAAGCGTTCATGATGAAGCCGTATTGCTGGCGCGAGAAGCTCCAGCGACCGGACGCTCCGAAGCCGTACTCTGTCGACCAAACGCCTTCCGTTGCAGAATCGTTGTAAGGCATGCCGACATAGAAGAATTGCTGGGATTGGATATTGGCGATCGCGGTCGTGAAGGTCGGAACGCCTGTTCCGGTAGTCATCCATGCGCTGGTCGTGGTCGGAGGCGGTATCGTCACCGTTAGGCCAAGCGGGAAGATCTGCCCGGCGGACGCGCCGAGATAGTTCGGGATGGCGGTGATGTCGTTGCCGGTGAGACCCTTCCAAATGCACGTACAGGTGACGACGCCAGCCGCCGCAACGGCTGTGACCGGAAGATCGAGATTGGCATTGATCGCGGCCGCCAGATTGGTGGCAACGGTCGCCACAGGGTCAGCTGCCGCAACACTCACCGTCACGAGCTGCCCGGCAATGTAAATGGACAGCGTCCCGGCGGCGGTCGATGCCGTCGCGATAGTGATCGTGCCGGTTGCTGCTGCGCCGCCGCCCGGATCCGCAACGGGGACCGCATAGAGAAGCTGGTTGGGGTTGACCTTGAAAAATGCCTTGCACATACGATCGAGCATGGAGCCGCGGCCGAAAAGCAATTGGCCGAGCTGTGGCGAGCCAACAGCCACAGGCACGTTTGCCGTTGCTGTCCCGGCCTGCCCGCCGGTCGAATTGTACTGGCCGACAAGGAGGGCCGGCTGCTGCTGAGTGAGATTGCCGGCGAGAGACCCGTCGACCGTTGCCCAGAACAGCGGGACGGCCCAAGATTCCGGAAGACCTGTAGAAACCGAGCCCATAGCGAGCCTCCTTGTTGCAAAATAAAAGCCCGCCTAAGCGGGCTACGGGAATTCTCGAATTGCTTGCGAGCGTTAGACGCCGTCGTCGATTTCCATTTTCTCTTCCGGGCGCCACTGCTTCGCCGGGTCATCCGTAAGCCAGCCATCCCTGAGCCCGCGGCACGTCTCGCCGTCGTACTCCCACAGGCACCCGCCGACCTTCGGTCGCCCATCTATTGGATGCGGGACGTTCAGCGCAGAGGCTTTCGTCGGGTAAACCATGATCTTGGACATTTTTTCTCCTAATCGATCTGCTCGCCGGTCTCGACCGGGATCTGGGCTTCGATAATCGTCGTCCCGGCTGCCGACTCGGTCTTGATGTCGATGAGTTCGAGGTCATACGGCGCGTGCGGCTCATATGTAATCGTGAAGCTGACCGTGAGCGCGAGCCTAATCTCGGCGATGTAGGACTCGCCTACCTTCGAGA